GGTAAAACATCGGCTTCGTTCCGTCCTGAGATATTTGAACTATTGTCTGTTTGACCCAGTTTGTATCTACGCGCTCTACAAGAACGTGTGCGTGCCTTGAGCCACCGTAAGGCTTTGGAAATGTACCTGTAGTCTGCTCATTGGTTCTCCAAAAACCAGCAAACATAGTGGTATCATCGAGATTTGAGATGACGGGAGCATTGTCTGCTCCTATACCGGACAATGCCTTTTGCACGAAAATCGAACTGTCAAGGCCGTCTAGTTTGTCGCTATCGGCGGCTTTGGCGGTTGAGTCGAGCTTTGCTGCATCCAAATCGTTAAAAGCTTTATTTATCCGCTCTCGCACCTCTCGTCCTGTGCCATTTTTTATGTCTATTGGCATTTTAATATCCTTTTACAAAGTAGTTAAATTCTCGCACTACAGCGATACCATTCTTGTCTATAATTTTTATCATAAATCCTCCTTTGGTCTGGTTTGATAAAATAGCGTCGTCTCCTGCGACTGCGTTTAATATCGTAATCTGCACCTTGGGGGCTGTGCTAAAATATGTTTTATACGCGATATTTATTACACCGTTTGCTGCGCTTTGTGCGCTACCGCTCTCGAATTTATCGGGCACGTCTATTTCATAAGAATATTCGCTAACCGTAGGCGAGCTAAAAATATTTTTGCTACTTAAAACTAGGCGCATTTTAAACGCCTTAGCTAGATAACTAACGCCGTTTCTAAATGTTTTGTATTCGCTGAAATTCGCGCCGTCGATGCTTAACGCGATCTGCTCTATAGCGCTTATGTCTTCGTTTTTAAAGCCGTCGAAATTTATTAAGTCGTCCACGCTAGGCGCGGTATCGAAATCGTTTAGGATGTTTAACCCGCTGTATTTTAGGCTGGAAGTTATCTTACAAGACGCTGGCGCGTCAAGAGTGCAAACGTTCGCGCTATCATAAATTCCCCTCGAAGTAAATCCAAAAGGAGCATCAAACGACGGCGCATTGTCTACGTTTAGCGTATCGTCGAACAGTCCGAGCCCGTCCAATGTCAATTCGCCGCCTGAATTCGCCGTGCCTTTTTTTGCTCCGATCCAAGTCTCATGTTCCACACTCTTAAATATTACATTTTTTTTCTAGCGTATTTGCTTCGTCCACAATAAACGTCGTAGGCATCGCACTCATTATTTTAGCCCCGCCGTTAGTCACGTAAAATGCCGCGATCTGATATGTCCCGCTATTAAATATTCTAGCGCTAGTATCGCTCGTAACAGCTATTAGTTGGCTATTATCCCAAACCTCGCCCCGTCTTATTTCGTAGCCTATTTTTCTATCGAGGCTATTTATCTCTCCCCAAACTACATTTAAAGTGTCGTTTTCATAAAACGTATTTACGCTATTTACGTTTTCTAGGCCGGCCGCAATTGCCGTGACGCTAGAAACGGCGCTTTTTACGCCGCTAGTATCTACGGCATAAATATCATAAATGACGGAAATGCCTGTTATAGGCGTCACAAAATTTAAGGCTTGCGTAGTCTCCAAAAATACGCCGTCTTTGTAAATGTGAAACTCTTTAAAATCTAAAGGACTATCGTCGTAACTCCAGCTTAACGCCCAATCATCCATTAGCTCGACCGCTTTTAGATTCTCTACCGGCCCCGGCGGGTAAAGCTTGCCTAAAACCTTATAAATCTTACCCGCGCTATTGCCTACGCCGTCTTTTACCGTTATTTCGTAGGTTTCGCCCTCTTTGGCTTCAAACTCGAACGCGCTATTAAAGACCCTTATCGTTCGTTCTTCGCTAGCGCTTTTGTAAGTTACGAAATAAAACAGCGAATCGCCGCTCCAAGCTAGAGCTAGCATAGTTTTTATATTTTTGGCCGTATCGTATTTTAAATATTCGCTTATTCTTAGATTCCGCACGCCCAGCGACGAATAATCCGTAACGCTTATATTTTCCCTATCGTCGTAAATATCCTCGTTGTATTCTATCGCCGTAATATGGCGCGTAAATTCGCCCGAAGTAGCTATCTTTAAAATTCGGTATAATTTAGAAGCCTTATTAATCTCGCCGAATGCGTAGTTGTCGTATTTTCTAAAGACGCTTCCGTTTAAATTCAGCCTTAGTTTATTCGGAGCTAGGATTTCTAAAATCTCAAACTCTTTGATCTCGTTTACGTCGTTTTTGATTTGAATAGCGTATTTTACGCCGCCTACGGTATCTAAATCTCTATCTAAAATAACGAAATCCGCGCCGCTATCTTCTAGTAATCTACCACTAAAGCCGTATTGGGGCGTATCATGGCTAACCTTGATAATATCGCCGTATCTGCAAACTAAACTATCTTTGTCGGCTTCAAACTCTATCGTCTCGGTTAAATAGCGATTGCAATTTAAAGTAAAGCGTCCGTAAGCTCTAGCCTGCGCCTCGTCCGTGCAGCCTACCAGCGTAACGGAGCTTTTATTGCTTACGCGCGAATTATCGGCGGCTATTTGCCCGACCGAAACGACGGAAGGCTCATAATCCTTATTTTTATCGTAATAAGTTATCTCGATAAAATTCGCCCTATCTACCAAAGGAAGGAAATTTTGCTTAAACGTATCGCTTAAGATATTACCCATACCGAACAAAAAGCTTTGAGCGGGAATTAGCCCCGCTTTTTCTATTATTACGTCGAATTTAGAACCCGCTTGAAGCACGGACGCGCGACCTAGCAAGCTAACCGTATCTAAGGCCTTTCTAACGCTTAATTCGCTATCGAATACGATATTACATCTTAAGCTCTTTTCTTCGCAAAAATTAGCCCATTCGTTAAAACTAGGCATTATGCGCAAACTCTCCACGCCGCTATCTTCTAAAATTTTACGGCAGATATGAGAGGGATTATCGCTATTAGCCGTTACGACCGCGCTAATCCTAGGTGCTCCGCCGTTTAGCTGATCAGTCGCTAACGCCCTAATAGCTAGAAGCGCGGTTTTAGGATAAATAAAATCGTCGCTTACGGTTTCGGTTACGTATTCTAAATAACAATCGCTTGCGTAACGGCTGCCGGTATTGGGCGCGGTTTCAAATTTAGCCCTAATGTTATATTTATTGGGCGGTAAGTTACCCACCCTAAAGACTCGCCTAAAAGTAGAAGTCTGCGCAGCTGAAATGGTTTGCCCCGTTATCGGCGTCCAGTTTTTGCCGTCGGCGGAGTATTCTACCCTCACGTTTACCGAGTATTCGTCAAGTCCGCCTTTATCGTTAGCGTAATAAAGCCCGCGCGGGAAAACTAGAGTTACGGATAGGCTCGTTACGAAATTACCGTCCGTTTGCGCTAAAGAGTAAGATAAATCTGGGTTTAGCTTTTTGCCTATATTCTTATCGTAGCTAGTATCGTTAAAATTAGAGATTATATTTTGGTTATTAAGCCCGTTTCTAATCTCATAAGTTATGCCCTTAAAATTCTCTATCGGCTCGTCATTTATCTTAATCTCTCGTATATCTTTAATCTCACCGTCGTTTAGCGCATAAAGACCATTAAAATATTGCTTATCGCCATCGCTAATTATATGTGAAGCGATTAACGGCGGAGTTATTTTATGTGTCCCAAAAACTTTAGGCACTACTTGAGCCTGCATAGCTTGGTTGGTAGGCTTATTCCAGCCGTAGGTATTGGAGTTTTTAAAATCCATTCTATCAAAGCCAGGCATAGATGGTTTAGGCATAATAGCACTTAATAGCAAATTGCCAGCCACAGCGATACCAGCGGCTAGCGCGTACGTTCCAAGCCCAGCGGCCATAGCTCCCGTTCCGCCTATGACGGTTCCTAATATGCCCGCAGCCGCATAAGGTGCAGCGATAGCGATAGCGATAGAAGCCACGATGCCTAGAATCTTCTTGCCGCCTCCGCCTCCGCCTTTAGGCACAATAGCGATATTTACTACGTCGCCGTTTTCAAGCTCGAAAAAGCCGCTTTGTATAACGCTATTTTTAGAAATTACGAGATCGTAAATTTCGTTATCGTATTTTAATTCTTTTAGAATTTCGTCGATATTTTTATACTCTCCGCTAGCTAGTATCGTTCTATCTAAGGGATTTAAAACGTTATTGTAGGTTATTATTTTATTTTCGGTCATAATAGCCCTCTATCAACTTTTCGTAATTAGCTAGCCGTTCTACGATAGCGCCCGTTTGCGACGTGGTATGTAAAATATGATTTTCGTCTATCATATACCCGAAATGAGTTACGATTTTAGGGTGGTTTATATCGTAACGCAAAGCTACGCAGACGCCTTTACGTTTTTCTACCTTGCGCCAGTTTTTCGAAATTTCGTCTAGAGTTGCGCGAAGTGCGATTTGAGCTGTGTCGGGCGGGGGGCGCGCCGGCGGTATGATTACGCCGCGCTCTATCTCGTAGCACTTTCTCACCAAAGCAAAGCAGTCCATTTCCTCAAACGGAGCGCCTATTAAATCCCTTATCGTCATTTCTTATACCCGCCCGCAATTCCCAAGAACCCGCCGAAGCGCGCCGAATTATTTTTAGCCCTGCAGCTAGCCAAGGTTTTGTCGCAACTAGCTTCTGGTCCGTTATAACCGCACTCCTCGCCTTTAAATTTAAATACGCAATAATCCTTATACATCTTGCGCGGCGGATAGCTCATATTAAAGAGATTGCCCGCGCCCAAATTAAAGGTTACGGCCTTACTATCGGAGCTAAAGTCGGTAAGCTCGAAAAACTCCTCAAGCACCGGCTCGCTTAAATCTTTTGTATTAATCACGTAAATTTTGGCTTTAATAGTAGAGTTTTCCGCGCCGCGCGTTTTTACGTAGTTATCGTAAAAATTTATGTAATTTTGCATAGCTCGGCTAGTGTTATCGATACTTAGATTAAACTGCGGTATTTCGCCCTTAGCCGTTTGGATTTCGCCTATACTAAAAGGAAACGCTGCGAATTCCTCACCTCTAAAGGTTATATTCTCGCTATTGTTTATTATGCGTACTGTAGGCGTTTCAGGAATAAAAATTTCAAGCCCTACTAAAAGCGCGCTATCTGAAGCCGTGGCGTTTAAATCCTTTATCGTAGTTAGCTTCATATCTCTACTATCTCCACTTTTACCGCGCAGTGGTTTTGCATATTGTCGTCGGCTTTTAAATCGTCCATAGAAAATACGCAAATTTTAGTTTCGTCCTCCAGTGGATAACGAAATTTAAAAGCCTGCCCTTGATTTTCTACGAAAAAATCTCTTAAAATTTTAAACTGCTCCGCGTTTAGGGCGGGGTAATTTAAACTATACGAGCTTTTAGGCTTAGTCCATTTTTTACGCGTTATCGTATAGCCGCCGTCGCTTGAGCTTCTATGTGTAGGATTGCGTAAGGTTCTTGACGAACCTACGACGATCGGCGGATAGCTAGGATAAGTATTCACGCTAATAACCCCCTTAAAGTTTCGCGCGAGCCTAAGACGTTTTTACTCACGCCGTTTAAAACTAAAGATATGACCCATTCGCCGTCGTTTCGCCTAACTGCAGTGTTAGATACCTTTACGTCCTCGCTAGTTTGGTTTATCACTTCCACTTTTACGTTATTTAACGATGATGAAACCTGCGCCTTTACACCCAAATCGCCGTTACTCGCCCTGGTTAGCGGCATAATAGCCTCTGGGCTGCCGCCGTTTTTCTCACCCATTACGCCAATGTCTGGAATGCCGCCTTTAGCGAATTTAAAAAAGGTCGGTTTGCTTACGATGGAATTTGCGTAACTATGTAGATCGGGGCTATTAAATACGCCGCCTTGTGCCGCTGGTTTAGCATTTAATACGCTTGCAAATCCCCCAGCAGGCAAAGCCTGATGCTTTGGAGTAGCCTCTCCAGACATTCCTGGTAACATACTCGTAACCGAATTGATTAACGGCTGGATTATCATCATCTTTACTATTTGCCTATAAATTTGCCCTAAAATATCCTGCGCCAAATCGCCGAATTTCATAAAACGATCGGACGAATAATCAAAGAAATTACCCATAGCGCTTTCAAGGCTATTTAAGCCGCTATGCATAATCTGCCCCCAGCTTGAAGCGTCAAACATCTGCTTTTGATAAAGCTGTTCCTCTAGAGCCATAGCTTCTTCGTAGTGTTCACGGTTTATTTCGCCGTTTTTTAAAAGCCTGTTGTATTGATCTTGAGCGTGCCGATATTCAAGCGTGATAAGCTCTTGTTTTTTAATGGTTTCGTTGGTGTAAAGCTCTAGCGCCCTTTTTTGTAATTCAAATTTTCTAGTGCTTAGCTCCAGTTCGCTTTTTACTTCAGTCTTGCTTTCTCTTTTTATGTATTCTTTTTCTTCTTTTTTAGTAATATTTTCTATTTCTTCGCTAGTCGCGCCTTTTTTGGTTAGCTCTTGCGTTATGATTTGTTTCTTAATAGACCAAGCCTCTTCCAGTTTACCTAGTCTCTCATAAATTTCGAGACGGTTCTCTAGTTCGGTTTTTGCCCTTTCTTCGGCGAATTCTTTTTCTTTATTGTGAAGCATTTGTCTGAGTTCGGCCGTTTTTAAAAGCCCGTTTCTAACTTTTTCTTGAAGATCCAACTCATGCGATTTTAATTCCTGCGCATTCTGGTTTGCAACGTCCCCTACCGATTTATAATAATCGGCTTGCGCGGTAAATTTATCTCTTAGATTCCTTATATGTTCGTCATGGGCGCGCTTAGCTTCGTTTCTTTGTCTTTCAGCCTTATCGGCCGCCTCTTTATCTTTTAGGCGATTTAGAGCATCGTTGGCGGCGGCTATTTGTTTTTGCGTTTTTTCAAGGAGATCGCCATTTAAATTTCCCTCGCTAATAGTAAGAGCCAGTTTGGCAATTTTTTCCTCTAGCTTAGCGACCTCTTTGCTTGCTTCTTGCGCCTTTTCGGAAAAGTCCTCTTTCATTATTTTCGCAAAGTCCTCAGAAACCCGCCCTGCCGCTTCAAGTTGTGCTATTTGATTGTCTAGCGAGCTTTTAAATTCATCCTCTTTTTTTGTAGTTACGCCTAATTGGTCTGCATATTGCTGGAGGTTCTTTTTTAGACTAGCAATTTCTTTTTCGTAATTAAAAATATCAAATTTGTCCCGATGGGTCATATTTGTGAAAGGGTTAAAGTCGTTCTCTTTATTTTTTAGGTCTTTTATTTTTTGTTCGGCCTCGGCAATTTTTTTACCAATCTCGTCCATATAAGACCTAATCTCAAGAGAGTTTAGGCCTTTTAACTTTTCGCCGTCCCTAAGCGTTTCTATGGCGTCTCTTAATTTTTCAGTATTAACTTTGGCGTCGTCTAGGTTCTTTGTGAATTTATACACGGCATAAGCGGCCGCGCTAAATATCGCGACTATCCCGAGCCCTTTTAGCCCAGCCGCGGCTACCTTATAGGCCGCCGT